CTTTCATCCTTAAACAGTTCAACCTGTTGACCATCAAAAAATATTTGTAGTTGCTGCATTATCTAACATTATTAATTCTATCAAAGGCAAAATCAAAGTTTACTGTATAATTTATTAGCTTGTCATTTAAAACTGTTTTGAATTGTAATGATTTAGATTTAGGTATTACTGCAAGTGTTTTGTTTTCGTATCTAATAAAAACGTTTTCACTATAAAATAGTTCTTCTATTGTTTGGTTCATATTTTCTTTTATAAAACCAGTATTCATTGTTAAAGAAGTTTGAGCGTTTACATTTATTCTACCTCTTTGGTTTTCGTAAGTGTTATATGTAGATGATGTATTTGTTATTATATTCTTTTTAAATAATTCATCTGTTACGTTTGTTACTTCGCTTGTTTTCTTAAAGAAATACAAATCTTGGAATGCACCAAACTTATTTACAAAGGTTACTTTAAATGATGTGTACTTTGGTTCACAAATATTAGATATTGTTATTGTTTTTTTAAGTGTAGTATCATCTGTATCAAAAACTTGTATTGATGATTTATCTGCTGGTATTGTAACGTATTGTATTTTTTGGTTTGTATTACCGTTATCTGTTATTTGTGTTGTTACACCATCTATTATAACTTTACCTACACCTTCTGCAAATATTGGCAACTTACCTGCTGTACCTTCTGGTAAATATATATTAGTTGAACTTATCAATGCGTGTCTATCTAATTCAGGGTTAGTGCCTTCTTCAAAATAACCATATCCATCTAATGCAACGTAAGTTGTTACAATAGGGTTTGTTTCAAAAGGTTCATCACTATCATCAAAAGAACTTACAACCGTTCTAACATATCTTGCAATAGAATTGTAATCATCATTAAATGTAATGGTAAAATAATCTCTTACAAGTTCTGCTATTTCTAAAGTTATATTTGTTTGTCCACTTATAACACTTTTATTTATTGTATATGCAGGTGATACAGGTTGATCGGATTCTGTACCATCCCATACATATAAATCTACTACTACGCTTTTTAAACTCATAATTTTATACTATTACACCAACACCACCTCCTGTTGTATCACAAGAAACTATTGCTAATTCACTTACTATTCCTGTACTTTCTATTTTTATAACATAATAACTACCAACACCTGCACCAACCGAACTAACAACAAATGCAGTAAATACACCGTAGTATAAACCTTTACCATCAAAAGCTACATCACCTTGACAAACTTGGCTATTTAGTAATGCTCCTAAACTTGCTGCTGTTGAGGTTATTAATTTAGGTGTTCCATAAGTTGCATCACAATGACCTTCTTGTGTTGATTTAGCAGAACTTAAATAAAATTGATTTGTACCACATATACTTACCGTTGCTGGTTGTGTCATTGTTACACTACAATCTATTGTTGATCCTGCATTTGCATATCCTGATGGTATTTCTATTTGATATACAACAGTTCTTGAAGTATCAGTTGCTACATCTGTAAAAGGTGTTGTAGGTGCTGTAAAACTTTTAACCGTACCTAATGATGCTGTACCTAAAAATATAGCACCATTTCTTGCTATTGCTTGACCTGTTAAATTAGCTAATGAACAAGTAAATGTAGGTGCTGCTGTACCAGGTTGTGAAAAGGTTGCAGAACATTCTACCGTAGCACTTGCGTTAGAATAACCTGATGGTACTGTAATATTAAAAAACAATGTAACGTTTTGTGCGTTTGTACCTGAATTTGCTGCTACACTTGTTATTGCACCTCCACCAGATGTAGCCATTATTTTTGTTATCGTACCTATTGTTGATGGGTTTGTTATTACACCTGCTTGACTAATACCTCCACCTTGTAAAGCTGGGTTTGTAGGTGCAGTACAACTAAATGCAGTAGTACTATCTGTAACTGTAACAGCTATGCTTTGTGTTGCTTCACAAGTTGCTGGGTAGCTATTATCCCTACCAATACCATAAACTGTTGTTGATCCTGCTATAACGTTTGGTGATAATGTTAATACACTACCACTTAATGCTGCTGTTACTAATGTAGGGTTTAGGTTAGAAGCATCGTATGTTGTTTCACCTGTAAAGAATCCTGCTAAATCAATATCTACACTTGAACCACCTACACTTAAACTTTGCCCACCAATAGAACCTGATGTTGTTACTGTTGTTGTACATACAGTAGGCTGTACTACAGAACTTGTTGTACCTGCTTGTGTTGCAGTAACAGGGCATTCAAAAAATATATCACTTGTATTTGCATAACCTGTAGGTATAAGCAGTTTAATTTTAATGGTTCTTGATGTATCAGTACCTTCTGCTGGGAATTTGTTATTTGCAAAATCACCATCATCACTCGATATAGAATCTATAACCCCAACTGCTGGACTTGGCAAAGTAATAATACCTTGATTATCTACTGCAAAACCTACTAACCCTGCTACCGTACAATCAAAGTTTGGTAATGGAGGACTTGGTTCTACAAGGTGTAAATAAAATGGACTTCTAACGTTTATTTTTGTACTCATTATTTTCTAAATAAATTGTTTATGTCTTCACCAAAAGCAAATGCTAAATCATCAGGTAATTTTTTAAATGCTTGTTCAAATGGTTTAGTAAAGAACAAACTTGGTTTTAATCCTTTTCTGTATATACTTCTTGCTATTAAAAACCCTATTGTATTATAGTTGCCTTTTTTAAACTTACCTTCTTTATCTCTTAACCTTATGTTTTTGCTTTTTGCCCATTGTGCTAACGGTTTAATTGGGGGCATTTTGTTTGTATATGAAAATGGTGTATCGTATTTGTTTTCTGTTCCACTAACACCACGATCTTGGTACATACCGTAATCTTCCATTTCAAAAGATAAGGTGTTTTTTTTGTTATCTAAAAAATAAGCAAGGCTTTTATATAGTTGACCATCTGATGAGGTTGTACCCTTACCTTTTTTTGATTTGTTTTTAGATAATCTTGTTCTTGCTTGTTGTACTACAAACTTACCAAACTTATTAAGTTCTTTATTTATGTTTTCTAACTGCATATTGTCATATCGTTTTGTACTAATACGTCAAAGGTTGCTGACCACCCTGCTAACTTGTTTTCAAACCTATCTACAAATGGTTCACAACTTACATCACCCTGTACTTGGTAGAGGTTAGTATATAGATCACCACGTTGTAAGATGTTTATTATTCTTGTTAGTAATCCTAATTGTGTATTTAGTACATCTTGTTCGTTATCGTTTCCTACAAATATGTCAGTTGTTTCTGCTTTGCTTATATCTACAATATCCATTGATAATATAGAAATGTTAAACGTTAATGTTTTAGTTCCTACAGTTGTGTTGTTTACAATTATATGGCTTAATGGGAATATAGTTTGCTTGTTTAAATCTACATCATCTAAACTACCAAATGTAACCGTGTTAACAAATGGTTCTGCTGCAAGTGCTGTTTTTAATTGTTCCGTTACGTTGTAAAAACCTTTCATCGTTTTTTAATTAACTTCTTTTCTAATTCTACTTTATCTTTTTCAAATGACAAATACATTAAACATTGGTGGACATTAAGCTGGGTAACCTCGTCAAACTTGGTAGCATCTCCTTTAGCAATACCATAGACTGACTGATACCAGCCCCACTTTGTCCCAAACGTTCCCTCTGTTGAATAGTCAAGTTCTTGGGTAACTCCTTCTGTAAATAGTTCAGGATAGTTTGCGTTAACTCGTTGCTTAAATGATAAAAAAAAACCATAGAACCAAACACAATATCTAAAGGCATATACTTTAGGTTGTCGTTCATACCTTTGTATTCTTCTATATTGTACTTGTTACCTTTCTTAAATTTAATTGGTCTGTATAACACGCTCATTGCTTTGTGCATATTATCCCAATTGCCCAAGTTCTCATCCAGATCAATAAACTCACCTAAAGACATATCATCAAGTACAGGTATAAATCCATACTCTACATTGCCTAAAGTAAACGTAGGTACTAAACTATGCTTCTTATCAAATATCTTGTTGAGGTGTACTACTATCTCTTGTACTGATTTGTATTTTATGTTTGCAACATCCTTTAAGTTAAGGCTGCAAAATATCTCTACCATCTTTTGTAGTAAAAATGTAGATTCTTTATTTTCTTCTGTATTTAACTTTTCAAATCTTTGGTATTGATCTAAAGTTATTTCTTTAAGTGAATCAGGTACGTTTATTTCAACTTTCATATTAATACAATAAATTAATTGGTGTTTTGTATAAAAAGAAAAAGGTAACATTTCTGCTACCTAATTCTCAACCCAAACCAAATGAAAAGTTATTGCTTCAATATAAACCTTTTATACGAATACCTGTATGCTTCTTCTATTGTTTTTTCCAGATGTATGCTGTTTTGTTTGTACAGCTTCTTGCCTTTTAGTATTTGACCTTTATAGTCTATATCTAAATAAACATCCGATTTAGCACCACGTTTAGATGGTCGTTGTACTATGTATATATTTTCGTACCAACACGCTTCTTGCATCTTAAAAAGTTTCAACTATTTTATCTGTTATATCGTTTGCCCATAAGATGAAATATAAGAACATATACATTGATACCCAAGCTAAAATAACAAAACCTGCTGCTTGTGCTATAATCCTTCTAACGTTCTTTCTGTTTTCTTTTTTAGTTAATTCTTTAATCATTATATACTCTACTTTGTTTTCCATAATATAATTATTGGTTAATAAAAAAGGGGTATTGCTACCCCCTGTGTTTTTATCTAATTGATTGCATCATTTCTGTAACACCATCTTGGAATAATACTGCTCTTTTATAAGCATCTTTTCCTTCAAATATTTTTTCTCTAATATTATCTCCAAACTTTATAATTAATTTGTAAGATGTTCTTTCAGCGTTTGATAATAATCTTGTAGATGTTGACCTGTCTTTGTACTTTTTCATTTTGTTTTGTTTTAGATTAAAAGGAGCATTTCTGCTCCCTTGTTTTTTTTATTAGAATGTTTTTATAATTTCGTTCTCTTCAACTGAAAAACCATTACAACCATAACCACCATTATGTCCACGAGTATTGTATCGGTATTCAAATCCATCCCAATCGTTTTTTACGTGATTAAATAAAGGCTTTTTATATACACTATGAATTTTTCTTGTGTAAACTTGATTGGTAAAATAACCTGTTTTTTTCTTAAATTGAATTTTTTGACCTACTTCTAAATTTTTCATTTGATATAATTTTAATTAAACTTTGTTTTACTTTGTAAATATACAACTATTTATTTAATTAACAAATAATAAACAATTTATTTTAATATATGTAGTATTCGCCTTTGTTAGGGTTTTCTAATTGGTCTGTTAATACGTACCTCAAACTATCTATGCAATCTGGATGTTCACCTGATGGTTTATTTAAGGTATTACCATCTTTATCCTTTGCCCATATGTAACCTTGTAGTTCTCTTTTTAAGTTCCTGCTTCTTGATGTAATGTATATTTCATTTTGGTTTATTAGGTTTATACCAAAGTTTACACTATCTCTACCTTTTGTACACGGATATATATTATGCCCATCCCTACGCAAAGTTTCAATACTCTTTGGTTCTGCTGAATCTGCAATTAAGTTTTCTGTTATATTATTTTGTCGTAAGAACATAGATAAATCCCTTAATACTGTATTTGATTTGTAAAATACCTCATCTGCTATGTAAGCATCATTCCATTTATATAGAGATACAATAACTGTAGGATCAGTATAACCAAAATCAACACCGTGTGCTAACAAACGTGCTTCTTGTGGTATGTTATCTATTTCTTTCCAATCAGGAATACATACACCTTCTAAAGAACCTGTTTCACCAAGTCCGTACACCCTCCACCAATTTGACCAATACGTTGAGGTTTTGCCTTTATCTCTTGCTTTCTCTATTTCTTTAACAATGCTTACAGGTAGTACTTCGTTATCCTTGTAGGTTAGTGTTATGTAATCAACATCTTCTTTGCCTACTAATTCTTTATCTACCCAAAAGATATTAGAAGGGTTATAGTCTAACCAAACGTTTCCACTTGTTCTTACTGCTAATTGGTTGTAAGCATCAAAGGGTACATTGTTGCACTCGTTAATGTATAAATCAGTTCTTCTTGCTCCACGTAGTTTGTCAGGTTGATCTGTACTAAAAAACTCTATATAACTGCCATTTGTAAATGTGTATTTTAAGATACTTTTATTAAGCTGTATATCCTTATACCTATTTAAACCTTTTAACAGTTGGCAGAAGTCCTTAAAAGCACCTCTACGTAAGTGTGGTATTGATTCAGATACTACGCTTATTTCTTTGCCTTCGTTTTTAATGGCATAATCAATCAGTATAAGCAGGATGCAAATAGTTTTACCTGCTGATGTACCACCTCTTACAATGCGTACCCTCTTATCAAGTTTACGTAGCTTATTTAGTGCTTGTGTTGTTTGTACTTGCATTAATTATTTAAAGTAACGTTTTGGTTGTCGCTAATCTAAAAATATCGGTAAATCTTCGTTAATGGTAATGTCTCTTGTTTCTCTTGGTTTACCAGCATAATAGTTATAGTACAGTTGTACAAATTTAAAATCACCACTTTCTACACCTGCTTTTAATGCTTGGAATGCTGCATCTTCTAACGGACTTAATTTCTCTATTAGATTAACCTCATCTGCTTTAGATGGTCTACCTGCTCCATCTCTTTTTCCACCGTGTGCCATACTTGAAAAAACTTGTTTAATCAATTATACAATACTTTTTTTAACTTATTGTTAAAACATTCTTATTTGTTGCTTGTGTTGTTCTATTCTTTTTATAGCTGCATCGTAGTATTCTTTATCTAATTCACAAGCTGTTAAATCATATCCTAAATTATGACAAGCTATAGCAATACTTCCAGAACCTAAATGTGTATCTAATATTTTATCACCTTCTTTAGCGTAGTTCATAAGTAACCACTCATATAGTTTTATAGGCTTTTGACAAGGGTGAATATTATAATTATCACTAGAAACATATCCAAAGTGTTTAATACATACATAATCAACTCTTTTTAATCTGCTATAACTTGCGATTTCACATTTACTGAATTTTGGATTTGGGTTTTTTTTATCCCATATTATTGCTCCACCTTTATTATTAAAACAATTATAATAATTAGCACCCCAAATAATTTGCTCTTTACTTACTCTTTCTAATTTTTTAAAATATTGTTTATTAGGTGTGCTATCATTCCAATTAACCTTTTTGCCTCTTTTATTTCCTGTTTGTTGTACCCAGTTTCCGATCCCATAAGGAGGATCAACAATAGCTAAATCAAAGTAGTTATCTTTATACCTTGACATAAGCTGCATATTATCTTCGTTAGTTATTGTCATCTAATACTAATTGATCCTGATTAATTTGTTTTGTTAACTCCTTTAAACGTTTGTATTGTGTTTCATAGAAACCTTCTATTGTAACTGCTGTTTTAAATTCATCAGGGTTAGCGTGTATTGCATCTTGTATTCTTTCGTTTATTGTATCGTAATCTTTTTTTAGTTGTAAATCAAAACTTAACCAGTCAGGTACTTGCCTAACAAAGTAAAGAACTGTTGAATGGTCTCTGCCCATTGTTTTACCTATTGCTGATAACGACATTCTTGTGTATTGTCTTGTAAGGTAAAAGTATATTCCACGTGCTTCTACATATTGACGTTTCCTTGTATTTTTTTTAATGTCTATATCAAAGTGTTGTTCTATTACTTCTTTTATTAAATTTATGCTCATAGTTTATTTTTATAGTTTATTTCTTTGTATTATTTCTTTAATTGTTAAATATCCTGATTCGTGTATTGCTTTTTTTATTCCTGCACACGCTTCATACTGTTCATCTTCTTCGTATAGTTTTATAGTTTCTTCAAGTTCGTTAATATCTTTACCATTTACTATATCTACTAAAGCAAGTAAGTAAAATTCTTCTATTATATCTTTATTCACTATAATGTTTAGGGTATGGTTGTTCTTTTAGTAAGCATTTCTTTTTTTCTCTTTGGTCTAAGAACTTTATATATCTAAATTGTCTTAAAAAATATGACTTTGCTTTGTCTTTGTTTTCTTGTAACATTCGTGCGGATTTACTTAATTTAGGATTTCTTGTCATTAAACTATTGTGATATACTTGATTGTCTAATTGCCAAAATACGCTCTTATGTTCTCCGTAGTATCCAAAAGAACACGCTTGATAAACTATACCAAAACCCCCACATCTTTCATCCGCAAACGATTGAATCCATTTTATCTTTGGAAACTTTCTTCTTATGTATTTTAAAGAATAGCTTATAGACCTACTTTCAGGATATTGTCCTACATTATCAGCTATCCACATCCTATTTAATTCAAGATATTCATTTTGTTTAGTTCCTTTAACCACACTTCCACAAGATGCAGGATTCATTGCATACCCATATTGTAAAACACCCTGTATATCTTTATCCACAAATAGACCTAAATGTATGTAGGTAGCATTGTAAAACTTTTTACTATAATGGTTTTCTACAATAATTTTATTTGCAAGTTTTCTATCTATTTCTTTTATGTAGAAATCACTACTACCGAAGCCAAATAATTCAGGATCTCCCCATAAACTACTCTGTTCGCTATAAATGTAACTTTTCATTTTCATATTCTTTAAATGAATCAGCAACAACATCTTTATTAAATGATGGAAAGTCCATACTGTTAAAATGATAAAGAGTAAAGTTTATAAGCATTTTTTTAATGTCATTATTTGTTAATGATAGAATGTTTTTATTTTTCTTAATCCTATCAAATACAGATATAATACTACCTCCATTTAATCTCATTTTATTACCGTTATTTTTAGTATGTGCTAATATCTGACCATTACACAAATAGTTTTCACCAAGATATTCTACTATCTCAACAAGTCTTTCAAAGTTTTTAGGTAATTTAGATTTTCCTTTTTTAACTTTCTCTCCATCACCTAAAAATATTTGTATTAAAGCAGGAATAGTAAAAAGTTTACCGTGTACCCCTTCCGCTTGTTTTAAGTTATTAGGACTTTTCATTACCTGTGTTAGAAATTTTTTATATTCCAAGTTCCCACTTCCTGCATAACTTACTACGTAATCTATGTTCTTTAAAGTTCTACCCCTTGTGTTAAAAGATATAAATGTTTGTCTTGCTTCCTCTTCATCTTTTACAAATACTTCTAAAACATTTGCTTTTGTCCATTTTAGTTTATCAAATATAGATAATTTTAGGTGTTTACCATCGGTAAGTATCTTTGTCTTTTCTTCTGTAATACAAACTAAAATATCTCTTAATTGACCACATTCTAAAACCGCTTCTGCTAAATCTTTAACATTCTTTTCATTAGTCCACCTTTGCCACGATGGTATAATAACATTTTCAAAATCTTTTTTTGTGTAAATTGTTTTTCTTGTTTTCATTGTTCTTGTGTTTTGTTTGCCTACTCTATTAGCTTTTCGGCTTCCGCTATTTTATAATATACCCCTCATTACATACTGGTCTAAATCATTATCTTGTTCAAAGAAGTATTTGTAATTATCTACTGCTTGTTTAAATTTGTTTTCGCCTCTTGCTAAAAACTCATCTGTAGTTTCAAATATACCTATATCAGTTCTTGCTTTATCTATTACCAAAAACGTAAACTTTTTCTTATCAAATAGTTTAAGGTACAACCAAGCTTGTAATTCATAAGAATATTTATCACACGAGTACTTAAAAGAATTTAGGTCTTGTGTTGTTTTCAAGTCAATAATTGTATCACCTTGTATAATATCTGCTTTACCACGAAATGCTAACCCTTCTATCATTTGTATTTCAGGTACTTCAAATTCACTATTGTTTAATAGTTTAAGTGCTGCTTCATTTCTTAATACTGCATCTGTTAATCTTTCTGCTGCACTTCTTTCTTTTGTAAGAAACACCTCACCATACTTTGCTTTTGCTTCTTTATATACTTTAGTGTTCTTTGTGGTAACATCTACAAAGTGTAACTTATCTATTTTATGGCTTTCAAGTACCATCCAATGTACTAACTTACCTGCTGCAAGTGCTGGACTATCTGAATTAGGATCACCATAGTTTAATATGTTTCTATATGTTTTTGGACTTTTAAGAAGTGTTTTAAGTGATGAAGAACTTAATGCATTTTTACCTAAAAAATTATAGTAAAAGTCATCATCATACATTTGTGTTATTATTTCTTCTTTACCCCAATGCTCACCGTTTAGTAATGTTATCA